ATTAAACATTTTTTCCCACCATTGCTCATAAGTGATCTTAGCTATCGGTGTTCTGTCGTAACGTCTCGACCAAACATATCGAGCCGCGCAAAGTTTCTTTTGCTCTGCCCAGACCCGCTCCTGCTCTTCAAACGTCATAGTTCAGTGTAAGCTCTTCGCCCTCTTCGATATCTCGTTTAGCAAACAGATGGTAGACGCGGTAATCGTCCCAGTCGTAAATGTCATTCAGCTCGCAGTTTGCATCCTCAGAATGATTCAGGAAACCACCCAACGGAGTCCGCACGTAGCCTTGATACAGTGGCATCTTAATATGTGTCGGACCTAAGTTTGTCATACTCTCAATCGGTTCCGCGGCAAAGATACCGTGACCCTCTATGTCACTCTCCCCTAATCGCAGGTAAGGCTCTAAAGGACGATAGTAAAACTTGTCCATGATCATCAGTACATATCTCCTAGCACGATCTCTTGCACGCCATTCAGATTGTATGGTGGGTATTCATCTTTGTCCTTACAATCCAGTATGAGTTGAAGCGCCTGCTCGTTATTCACCGCACTTTTAAATCCACGAGGAGATGCATCCCGAGCAGTTTTAAGATCCCAAACATACTGACCATCATGCCAGTCAATGCGAGCTTTGAACGGATGGTTGTGCCAATAGAAGCACATAGTCAGCTCCACCTTATCGGTTTCACGTGGAACATAATCGAGCACTACACCGCGTCTCTCCATGCAGACATCAAACATGTCCTGCTTGATCGGCGTGCGATCACCGATGCTTGCCTTGAAGTCTTCGTATTCTTCTTTGCCTGCTTTAGTACGACGATCGACATTCGGCTCGATAACAAACTCCTTATCGAACTTATCCAGTTCCAAGAAAACTGTGTGCTGCACGCGGCCCTCGATTAGCGCTGGCGTTTCTTTGACTGGTCCCTCGTTCT